TGATCCCAAGAAGGTTCTCACAAAGCCGGTGGTGAAGAAGTATTGGGCAACGCCTGTGTATAACTGTATGAACTCTGCCAAGTGCCCGAGGACACTCACAAAAAGGGTAAGTAATATGCTGTCGGCGTGTGTTGGCTTTTCTGAGGGAGGTCATAAGAATTGGTATCTCAATGCACAGTGGCTAACTTATTTAATGGGATTTCCTCAAGATTATTGGTCTTGTGATGACGGGCTATGAGCCTGAATATAATTACAATAGTTTATGAGACCAATTGTAACCAATTATCATAAAAGTCACGAGTAATGTTTTCAAGATTGTTCTCTGTGGCATATTTGTAAAACTCCTTTGTGATGTAAAAAGTGTATGGCTTATGCTTTTTATTTTGAGTCCATTTTTTGATGAAATTATAGTTGCTTTGAGGTGCATGTTCAGAACGAAGAACGTTGCTTGCGACACTTGCGGCCCGAAATACTTTGCCAAAAACGCACACAGGTTTTGACATACCATTATTTTCACCCGATGTCTTGGCGATTTGTTCTGCCGTCTTTTTATATGTGGCACCAAAACTGGGATGCTTCTCACCGGTCTTCCCATACATAGGATTCTTCTCACCGGATTTTGATTCGCTTATTTTTTGCTTGGATTCATCGGTGTGTTCCTTCCCATACATAGGATTCTTCTCACCGGTCTTCCCATACATAGGATTCTTCTCGCCGGATCTTGATTCGCTTATTTTTTGTTTGGATTCATCGGTGTGTTCCTTCCCATACATATAATTCTTCTCACCCAACATTCTCTCCGATATCTTGGCACGTGTCTCCTTAGAAACATGCCAATTCTTGCGCCCTCCAGTTTGCTTATTGTATCCTTTCTTGGGATCCGTTAGGTCATAATACTCGATGAGGAAGATCTCTATTGTGTCTAGCAGATACCAAGGGCATTTGATTGACAACACGTTCACATTGGACCATCCGTGTTTTTCAATGGCATTTGTATGATGAGGATTTGCTCCTTTACCATTACTATATTTTCTCATCCTGTTAGTAATTTGAATAGATTGTCCAGCATATAGTTTGCCATTTTTGAAGCATTGAAGATAGATATGACCAAGTTTATATTGTTCCCAGCGAAAAAATTCCCAGAACATAGTGATGTCATATGGGAAATATTCATCATCTTTATATGTAACAAGCATTTGTATATGAAAATGATAGTTACTTAGTATAAGTTAAGTGTGTCGATATACATGTATATCAACGTTTTTATAAGTGTCATTCAAGCGCATATCAACACGCTATATCATTGTTGTATGATGACGTGAGCGTGCCATATATCCTTAATGCTCTGTAAATACTTAGGATTGACAAAACAAATGAAACTTTGATTTTGTGCGTGCCGCGTCGCAATTTCTTTTATCTTTTCGTTGCTCAGTTGGTATGTGCTCCATATGAGATAGTGCCTGGTGTTATCAACATCGTATGGGTACTCGTTCCGCATCCATGCTATTGGTCGCCCTTCCATCTTCTTGGTTATTACATCGGAAACTGTCACGCCATTTCTGTTTAATGCATCACGGTATTGGTTGTATTTCTCAAGAACTTCCTTTTTACGTGTGAATAAATCTAGGCGATCCAGCAGTACACACATAGTTGCATCTTCCCATAACATTTATTTACGCAAGTATATTAATCTTGTGAATGTCTTTATTTGTTGTCATTTTATTTATATCGACAAAGTGTATTTATAATATTTTCGCAACTATTGTAATATAAATGAACAAAAAACATCTCATTTATCTTCTGGAATGTAAAGGAAAGTTTTACGTGGGGAGAACTTGTAATTTTGTCACAAGAATGAGAGTTCATGAGAAAATGTCTGATGATTGCCGTTTGCTCAATAGAGCAATAACAAAATATGGGTGGAGAAATTTTGATATTTCTGTTTTGGAGGATGATTTGACTTATGATGAGGCTAAGATACGAGAAGAGTTCTTTATATCTTTTTTAGATACGGTTAAATATGGTTATAACATTCTTCCAGGAGGAGAAGGGTTTGGTAGTGGTAAAGATTGTGTTAATTTTGGAAGAAAACATACTGAAGACCATAGAATAAAGAATAGCAATGCCAAGAAAGGTGAAAAAAATCCCAATTGGAAGAAGCCAAGAGGAGCTATTATATCAAAAAAAATAAGTGATAGCCAACCAAAAAAAACTCCTGTTTTCTGTACTTATACATTATTTGACATGAGCATGGTTTTTGAAACTATTGCTGATGCTTCTCGATTTACGGGAGTTACCACTGGTCGTATAAGTTCTATTGTTAATGAGTATCCTGAGATAAATAGACATGGAAATGTGATAGTGAGAAGACAAGCAAATGGTTTTTTGTTTACAAAAAAAATATTATGTGAAGTTATATAATGGGTTCCAGGATAATGCCAAGTATGTCGGATGGCCGTGCCTGAAAGTTTGGGCATAAGAGCGAACATTAAAAATGTTATTCGCTAGTAATCTCCGGATTGCAACATCTCCAAATTGCGGGGACACCCTGAGAGCTCAAAGTACCAAGTTATATGTGAAAGCATATAATGGCCAAGAATGGAACTTGGGTAAGGTAAAAATCTTTGAGATTGGGCAATCCGCAGCCAAGCCCCTAAGGACGTTATAGTAGTCTATGGGGAAGGTTCAACGACTAAACGGTGATGGGTACTCAATGATGGGTGTGCTAAACTCTAGAGTGCTTAAGATATAGTCTAGTCCCTGTGAAATACGGCGAAAGCCGGGGTGTAAACGTTACCAACTATGTGTCGAGTGGTCTGTACAACAACTACCTGGAGGCTCAGTTCAAGACCCCCGAGGACTCTCAGTACCGTGCATATCTCCAAAAAAATGCCAAGGCTGTAGAGGAGAAGATTGGCCGTCTGACCGCCGTATACATAAAGCCGCCAATTATTCCCAAGAGCAACCTGAAGGTAGAAGGAGACCCCAATGCCCGCATGACTGCTGCTGGTCCCGACTACAGCCAGAGAATTCTTGATGACTCTTATTACAGGCGCGTTGCCCAGCAAAATACAGTTGCCTCACAGCAGAAGCAGTACCTCTGGGGAATCGACAATAAGAACTACGGAAATATGTAATTTGTTTTGTTTACAGTTTTTGTCGATATATATTTATATCGACGAAATCACAGGAGAGAAATTGAGTACTTAGGAAGCATTGTCACATTGGTAGAGGTGATGACCATGTTGCTCAGGACATTGTCTCCATGAAATGAGACAGATGCATCCATGTCAACATCAACGCCTAGGGTGTTTGCCATCAGGACATATGAACCATCGGTGGTTTCGACATTGTATGTGATAACACCGGTCACATTCTCGCGCGTCAGCGAAACAATGTCTCCCATGGAGGACCACAGGTGAACGGCATATGCGGTTGGTGCAAAGTTGTTGTCTTGGTTGAAGAGGGAGAAAATCTCGGTGTTCTCATCATGCGTCACCCAATGCGTGCCCCAGCATAGGACGGGGCCTAGGACCTTGGGTTTTTCGAGGAAACGGCCAATGATGTCAAATGTCATAATCATAGACCCTACATCATTGTGCTGAACAGGCCCGCCTGCCTTGAAAACCGCCCAGTCTACAACACTCGTCTCAGTCACCATCGCAAAAATGTCGCGTTTCTTCTCGACAGAGATGTTGGTGAGGTTTAGAGCATCATAAAAGTGGTTATACATTGTGTCAAAGTTGCCGTTACCATTGATAAAATCCTCATACCTGTTGTCGAGTTTGCGAAGTGGGAAGTGGTGAATGGCAACAAAGTCAATATGTTCTCCCGCGACATTCAGCACATCTGTAATGAACTCTGGCAACATGCCGTTAGACCCGATGATAGCATCTGGGTCTTCCTCTCGCATCGCGTTGGCAAAGTCGATGAAGTCAGTACCATACTGTGTGCCATTGTCAGGAGAACCATTGTAAGCAACCTTTTTGAGGTCGCTTTCATTGCCGATCTCCCAGTAGAAAGTGTTGTTGAAATTCTCACGAGCATATCGCACCCACTGGCGCGCAGTCTCGATGAGAGTTTCCTTAGAAGGTCCATCATCTGTATACATGCTGTCAAAGTTTACGACGATGGATACATCCCTGTCTCCTGCAACATCCATAAACTGGTCAAAGTTTAGCGCGTTGACAAACGACCCGTTGATGATGATGGTGTTGTCACTATTTGGCCATCTGGTAGTTGTGTTGAAAGCGGGTTTATGAGTGTCTGGTGTCCAGAATGGAGCCGTAGCCCAGAGATACGAGGACGCTTCCAGGCCTCCTGGAAAA